GCCCTTTGGGAGGAATAGGTGAGTATAGTATTAGACAGTATCGGTATCATATTTGCGCTGTGGATAATTGGCGTTATGATATGGTGGTTTTGTAGTGAGGAGTGGTAAATGAGATTGTGTAAGAATTGCGAACACAACCCAATGGGAATATGTGAAAAAACGGGAAAAGAAATTGGGATATCGTTTATCTTGACCCGTTTACAAAAGGTACCTGCTTGGTGCCCATATAAGAGAGGTAAGAAGAAATGAAACAATACAGTTATTTTATTTGCTATGTGGATAAGAACAATAAGATTGGCAATATATTAGCCGACTTTGATTACGAGTTGAATACTCGTGAGAATGTTAAGAAGGCAATTGCTGCTATCGTTTTAAAGGTAAACGGAAATTATCGTGCACTGATTGACTTTAAAAAGTTAAAATATATTAAAGAGAAGAAAGATGAAACCATTCAACGAAAGAGTAAGACAGATAACTGATGACATTTGTCAGATGTTGCAAGCAAAGAACGCCAGTTACGGAAACAGCGCATTAGACCCGATTTGTTGTTTCTCTAAGGCTAGTGCCCTAGAAAAGATAAAAGTACGCATAGACGACAAATTAAGCCGCATTAAACGCGGTTCCGAATATGCTGGTGATGATACCGTAAATGATTTAATCGGATATCTCATATTATTAAAGATGGCTCAGGAGAATGTAAATGAAAGTAACACTGATGGAAGCACCAAATGATGCATTGTTTTTAATATCCGCTTGTGCAAGAACTTGTTATCAAAGCGAAGATAAAGACGAAGTAGCAAAACGCGAAGGGTTTGCGAAAGGTCTTATCAAAAGCGGACACCATACTCCATTAGAGTTTTGTTGGACTATCTGGGATATTCGTGATATCAGTAGAGTTTGTCTAGCACAACTCACACGCCATCGTATTGCAACTTTCTGTGTCCAGAGTCATAGATATACCAACGCCTTGCAAAATAGCGTTGTAGAGCCGATTAGCGCCCTTAAAGTTGATGATAGCATACACGACCTAATCAAAGATTGCCAAAAGAAGTATGAACAACTAGTAAACAATGGAGTCCCGAAAGAGGACGCAAGATACATCTTGCCAATGGGTACGACTTGCAATTTGAAGATGGGTATGAACTTCCGCTCTTTGCGTAATTTTCTAGCATTAAGGTTAGATAAACACGCGCAATGGGAAATCAGAGAATTGGCTCACGCTATCTACGATATTTGCAATGAGAAATGGCCGTGGCTGGTGGAAGACTTGGAGGCGTAATATGGCTGGATTAATATTCTGTAAATGCAAAAAATGTGGAACAAACTTTGCAGCAGGCAAACATATGGATACCTGCAAGAAATGCAGTAGTACGTTTTGGCAATACACACACGCTCAAATAACAGGTGAGTTTTATGATGAGTATAGTAAATTGCCGAATACTTGTCAGTTATTTATCTTGAAAGGAAAATGGTTCTGGAAAGATAAGAGCGGATTGGAAAATGGTCCGTTTGAGACAATGGGAAAAGCAAGAAAAGATGCGTGTCTTGCTTTGTGTTGAAAAATGGATTATAATACAGTTATGAGCCAGATTAACTTGAATGCAAAAGCAATGAAGCCCGACACGGCAAAACTTACAAAAGAACGTGCTATGTGGCAACGCCGCAAGAACGAACTTATGAAAGTGGGGACAACTGCTCTTGACCAAGAATTTCTGGCTAAACATTTAAGAGAATGTGAACAACATCTCAAAGAATTAGATACTATGCTCTCCACCGGGTCATAACCTCCACCCGGCTCTACAAAAAAGCAAGCCCCCGAGTTTTCTATCATTTCTCGGGGGTTTTGTATTTATAATCAACTATCAATTTGATAGATTTTGATAGTTATTGATAGTTAAACCGCTTAACAATAACCAGATATCATTTGCAGTATCTTGGGTTATGGCAGTAGCAGTAATGTGATAACAATGCTCTTGCATTTCTATCGTTGACTCCGGTATCGTGATAATCAAAGTCTATTTTACACGCACCGTCATTTATGCCGTATGTTGCGCAACCGCTTACGCACATCAACAGAAGACAGCCCGCCAATATGCTTATCAATTTCATATTTCTTTTCCATTTCTTTTTTTATTTGTTTAGCAGTATTTAGCCGTTCTGCCTTCTTCCCGTTAAAGTAAGCAAGCAGTATAGCAACACTACCACTAATGACAGCGGCTATCACAGCCCATACGGTAGTCATTATTTATCCTTCTTACCGATGAACGAGCCGTCAGGATTGCAGAGCGAAAAGATAGACATCACTTTGATAATTTTAGCCAAAATGTTGTCATCTTTCTGGGTCGGCGTAATCTTCACAATAACAGTAGCCAACCCAATCGCAGCGGCAATAATAGCCAACACATCGTTCCAATGAGCATTAATCCATTCCATATTATTCTCCCGTGTACTTTGTATATTTAGTTTTACGACAAATCAGATTCTCGCGTTTATATCCCATAGAAATATGTATCCAAGTTCCCTTTTCCAATATCAATTGTCCATAGATTAAGTCAGAGCCTACTAACTCTTCATAAGCATCTTCAATATCCATACCCATAGGGATAATATCAAGTGCCTGAAACTTGGTATGTTGCGAAGTTTTAGACCCGCCAACAGCATCGTTCAAAGCAGCACATCTAAACCCACTTGTAACACGCACAGGAACGTCCAAAATAGCCCGTATTTGCTCTGCAAACAATGCCAGGTACCACATCTCCGCAGGATGCGATTTCGCTTCGTCTTGGTTTGTTTTTAGAAATTCTTCGTGATTGGTAGTTGTCAGTTCTTCAAAAGAAAAATGCGGTGTGATATTCATAAAAAGATATTAGTTCATATGTTCTTTACGTTCCCGTTCCAGCATAACTTCTATCTTACCGTTTTGGTTAGCAATTAGTTCGTGGATTTCGGTCAGTTTGTCATTGATTTTAGACATCTTTTCATCAATGAGGTTTTCTTGTCTGTCTTGCCTGCTTTCTATTTTAGCCAAGCGGGCGTTCACGCGCTCAATATCTTTATTTAACAAATCAATTTCAGGGTCCACTAACTCTTCCCGCAGTTTAGATTTCCACCATAAGAAGTATGCCAAAAACACGGTGGTGCTAACAGCAGTTAATTCTTGCAGGTAAGGTAGTAGTTCTTTATCCATAGAAATATCCTAATTAAAAATAATGATTTTGTCAATAAGATATAGCCCGATATTATAACCCGTCGGGCACGCGGGTATGTGTGCATTACTCTTGCACATCAATCTTTTCGGCGGTTTCTGGTTCGGTTTCCGCAACCACTGCTGGGCGCAACTCTTTTGCCAGCGTTTCAATTTCTTGGGCTTTGCCCTTCACATACTCACTAGCGCCGCTATTGTCCGCAAGCACCAGTTCTCTAACCGCACGGGTTAAACCCGTTTCGCTTTCAAGAGCCTGTACCTGTTCGGCTACCGTAGGCTCTGGGGCGGGAGCATTTTCCACAATGGTATATTTCCCGTCCAATACTTCAATGTGTGCATTGTTTGCGTTGCACCATACCGCCGCTTCGGGCGGGTAAATTCCTTCAAATATTTGTCCGATTTTATAGTTCATAGTTAGTTCGCTCCTTGTCCAACAGCATACCAATAGCCAGAATTATAGTAGGTTGGGCTAAAATTGCCTATAATTTTAAATCCAGTATTAGTTGGTCCAGGATACAGAAGCCAAGCGCCAGCATTGCTAGCGACGTCGGTATTACGCGTCATCGCTTGAATTGTTACATTTAAAAGCGAGGCGTATGGTTTTAAAAAGGTGTAATCCCCTGTGCCAGTAATAAGTTTTCCGCCTTGTTCTAACCACCCGCTCTTATACTTACGATACCAAGAGCCGTCAGAGTTTACTTGGGACTCAACTACATAGTCAATATTAGCCAACACATTGGAAAGGTCTGTATTTGCCTTACCACTTAACGCCCCTGTAAACTCTGCTGCTTGTGCTGTACTAGCGGGAATAGTAGATGTAAAAGCAGAAATCCACGGGTACAACGTAGTGTGTGCAGGTGTTACTGTATCAGAAGCACCGTAGATAGGGTTTGATTTGGAAGCGTCAAATTCTAATTGTGTATATCCTTCTCCTCCATTCTCTGCTAGGTTCCAGTTTGGGTTATTAACATATCCAGTTGCGCCAAACGCGCTTACCGATGCAGAATTTTGCATACTAGAAAAAACACCTGTGCCTTGTGGCGTAAGTGCTGTCCCTTCAATAAATATTCCAGTCCATTTTCCACTAATATTCGGCAGCCCCGCGCCCTTTTGAGTAATGCCTTCTGTCCCAGCCATTTTGATATAGTTGGCATATTTCGGCAGGCGGAGGGAGGTGCCGGATGTTGCTGTGCCTATTATACTAACAGCAGTTACAGTACCTCTTACAGACATTGTAGCGCCATTTATAGTATAAGAAGTCAATGCCCCAGCGTCAGAATAAGTTACTGCTTCTATTGTTTCTTGTGTAGCAGTTGATAGGTCATAAGGCTCATTGGCTGTTGCGTCCATTAAATATAGTATATCCCCCGCCTGTGGCGTTTGCGTTTTTACAATATTTATAAAAGCGGACGGCTCTGCATCAGAAAACTTGTACGCTGTTTCCGTCGTTGTCCCACCGTTCTCATCCACCACATACTTCGGGCACTCGCCGTAAGTGGCAAGCGCACTATCGTATTGCGTCTTGGTTACTTGCAGTTCACTATGTGCCTTTACAAAGTTGTACAAGTCAGGGAATAGTGTTTTACCGTTCTCGTAATACTCCCCAGTCCAGCCAGGCAAAGCACCAGGGTTATCACTAGCCAAGGAACTTTGCGAAAAATATACTTCGCCAAGCGGACGACCAGAACCACCTACATCGCTCTTTAACGCATAAATCTCATCGTCCATAACACGATAGCCAATATGGTCAATACGAGTAATAGTAGTACCGTCAGTATGGATATGTGCCACAGGGGTTGCTACGGCTTCTGCCCAGACGTTACCCGTATCGTTGGACTTAAATTTCCACTTCTTGTTATCAGGGTTCCACCAAGCAAGCACGCCTGTTTGTCCGTTGTCAGGTTCGTTCTTGCTCCATACAATTTGTGCCACTTCCATTAGAGAGGTGGTACCACTAACATAAAACAAATCGCAATCAGCCGTAGAGGTCAGCGTCTGCGTCATATCGCCAGACACGGTAGTTTTGATATCTTGTCCAGCAAGTTGCAAAACAACGCCTTGTTTCAGCGTTACTTGCATACCGCTAGGGTTCGTTAGAATACCATTAGGGGCTTCTAAAATGCCGTAGGACGTACAATAGTCGCCTTTGATACCATCATCACCACCAGCCTTGGAAACATCGTCCACGGTGGCAATTTGCTTACCGTTCAAGGTTGCGGGACCTACTCCGCCGCTGTTTGGGTTAGTGGTATCAATGTTTAGATTACTTGCTTGCAAAATTGCTTTTTGTAAGTAATTGCCTAATTGTAAAGTGGTGCCGTTTGGTATTGCAACGTCAACGTTATTTAACATTTGAATACGATTTGCTTGCAAAAGTTGATTAACCTTTACAGTATCAGTAAATGTTTTGCTCGCGGTAATCTCTTGGAAAGTATCCGTCGTAACCATATTGGTAGGCGCTGCCCCGCCACCAGTTGCAGAAATGACATTATTAGCGGATATAGTAATGTTATCACCAGCGGTCAATTTATCTTGTTTATCCGCGTCTAGTGCCGCAATATCAGCCGCTAGTTCGTCCGTTTTTTCGGTAACAAACGCTTTGTCCGCCAACTGGTTAGCCGCCGTTGCTTCCGCAGGGATTTTGCTCTCAATAGCGGCTACTTGGTCGCCAAGGTCATCCACGTCATTACGGAGAGTTTTTACCGTCGCATTGGCTTCAATAGCGTATTTCGTTTTCAGCGGGGTCATAGCCTTGGTATCGTTTGTCCCCGCTTCGGCTTCTGCTTTGGTTGCTAACTGTATTGCTCCTTCTTCCTGTTCACTAGCAGGATTATCTAACACAGAATACTGGATAACCGCCTGTACGACAAACGGACCCTTTACCGCGTTTTGGCCTACAAAATCAGCACTTGCAATAGAATAGAAAAGGTTACAATGAGTGTTATTTACCACCTCAATACCCGCGGTAGAATTAGTACCATTAATCCATAACTTCTTGTTGGTATCGCTAAACCGCAGGGAAACGGCAATCGGGCGTCTATCAAATTCAATAACTCTACTAGAAGTTACACTAGCCTTTCCGTCAAAAGTACCCAAATCAATGACCGCGTTTTTCGCCGTCCCCAAACCTTCCACGAAAGCGGTAACGGCGTTCTCTGCCTTTTCCGCTTGCGCCGTTGCGTTCTGTTCGGCAGTTTCTGCGCCCGCCTGTGCCGCCTTGGCACTCGTTGCCGCATTGGTGGCAATAGCAGCCTGTTCGGTAGCCACCTGTGCTTTTTCCACCGCAGTATCTTTCGCCGTTTCGGCGGGTTCAGTAGCCTGTGCAATTTCCGCTAACGCTTCTTTTTTTGCTTCGGTAATAGCGGTAATCGGGTCTAAAAAGTTATCCGCGCTATCTTCGGTAACAGGGATTTTTACCGCTCTATTAACCTGTTCGGTCAGTTCCTGTACTTGCAAGGTCAGTTTGTCATAACCACCTTCCAAAACCTTGCCGTCCAGTTTCCCGTTACTGGTTAGTTCAATATCCTGTGTGCGCGGCGTGTCGCGTACAATAACAAGTTTATTTCCCTCGGCCAATGGGTCTAACCCGCTAGCAGTTGTAGGATAGGTAAGTACCCCTTCGGCAATAGAATAATTGCTAGTTACTTCCGTTTCGTTATCGTTAGCATCAACGATATAAATATGCACATTGCTAACGGTATCGTCATAAGTGAAACCCAAGTTCCACTCTGTGGTCGTGCCGTTAGCGTTATAAACAGATTTTGCTTTCGTGTTAGTTACGCTCATTATTTATCCTCTAAAAGTTTCTTAACTTGATTTTCGCTAATGCCCAAAATTTTGGCAATACCCAAAACTCTTTCTTCATCTTCAAACAACTCTTTTGTACCTTGTAACATTTTTTTACTGGTTTGTAAAGGCACAGGAGTTAAAAATTGTGCCGTGTCTAACGCGAACTCGTTCCAGTCAATGTTTTCTTTTTCTAATTGTTTGAAGGCTTTTCTCAAATCGCTCAATACCCCAGGCTCAATAGAGTTATCGCTACTCCATACGGCTTGGCCTGATTTTTTCGCAATAGCGTCCGTTAGGAAGAAAACGATATCCCCAAAACTACCATAAGCACCTGTAAAGTTTTCTATTAAAGGTCTAACAAGCCCACGATAGATTTCTTTTTCGTCGTCATCATCATCGCCAAACAAGCCTTTAAAAGCAGATATGACAGACTTCGTTCGCGATAACACGGCATAAATTAACGGGTTCAATATCGTATAGAGTATAAAGCGCTTAAACAAATCTACACGGCTAATTTCGCCATTGGCATACAGATAAGAGGCTTCCCTTATCTTACGCACAAACTGTGCCTGTGCAGAAGAGAAAGACATAAACATACGAAGTGTTACAGAATTGCCGCGTTGTAACGCACCACGGGCAGACATAAGCCCGCTCTGTTGCGTGGTTTCGGTCGCTTCAATAAACTTCTCTTCAATATACTGTTGCTGTTTTGCCTTACTCCATTTGCTCATAACAGGGTCGGAATTAATCGTATCTTGCAAATACAAGACATACGCACCACCACCTACCAAAACAGCCATTGTATCGCCCCAGCGGACATTTAAAAGGGCCTTGTCTTTAAACCAAGTTGCACCTTGGCTTACCTTTTCCAAATTCCGTTCGCCTATTAACTTGCGTAAGGTTTTGTTTTCGCCAAGCATTGTATCCATAAGCAACGACTTGTTATCAAAGAACGCCATAGGCAACGCCCCTTGCGCACGGTTTATAAAACTAGGATAGTTTGCTTTCATATAGTCATACATCTTTTTGGGGTTTTGCAATACTTTAAAGACATACGAAGCAAAAGCACCCACGGGCATTTTTTCCGCATAGTTAATAAACGCAGGGAACTGTTTAACGCCTACCCAAAGTTTCAGCCCCAGTTTAGCAATGGTCCAATTAGAAACAAACTCGTTCATCAGTTTGTTCATTTCCGTTACAGGTTCGGTATAGGAAACGCCAAGCATATACTCAATATCCCGTTGGAAAGCCTTTAAAAACTCTTCGCCAAACTTTTCAGTAATAGCCGTTTTCAATTCTTCGTTCTGCAATAATTGGCTAACCTTATTTATCTTTTCCGTCATAGCGATAAACTTGGTTGCATTTTCCAAATAGGTTGTATAGGTATCAATAGGGTTATCCAAAATAAGTTTGTCGCCAATAGCAGGGCCAGTACGCTTTTGCGTATTGCGGAAACCTTTTTGCTCCGTCGGCTTGGCTTCAAACATAGTGATATCGTCTTGGATAACATCTTTACCCATAGCGACTTTTTTTACTTTAACAGGCCAATAGTTAGCCTGTCTGCCCAAAGGTACTTTGTTAATAAGAAAATACACGCGGGCAATATCGGGGTACAGGCTTTCCAGTTGCGACATCATTTTGTCAGCAATAGCAATATCAATTTTAGACAAGCCGTGGTGCTTTATGATATAGTCCACCACTACTTGCCCCTGTTCTTGCCCCAGTTCAATAAATTGGTTGTTCAAATGCTTTACGCCCAAATCGTTTTTAGACAGCATATACAACTGCATTAACTGCCCTTTGTTGTAATCTTTTAGCACCGAACCGATTTTGTCCGTAGCATTTTTGAACGGCACTCTGGTATTTAATCTGCCACGATAGCCCCAAACATTAAAGCCCACAGTTTCTTTGATAGTCTTGTTAAGGTCATCTATCATATTCTTAACGATAATTTGACGACCTCTATCATCTACAAGGACATCTAATCTGTTTGCAATTTCCTGCCCAAACATAGCAATCATATTAGAACGAAAGCCACCCAACGGCCCTGCGAAAATAAGGCGGTCAAGTTTGGTACCACCAAGAGAAATAACTTTTCTGTTTCTAACAACAGCGGCTAATTCCTTTGCTTCTGCCGTTAGTTTCGCTTCTTCTTCCATTTGCAGTTTCGTTGTATAATCAGCCGTTACCGTTGCCAATGTTTGGATATCTCTGTAAAGAGCAATCAATTCATTGTTAGATAACGGACGGAAATCAGGGTTCTTGGTTTTCTTTTTCGCATTAGCCAAGGCCGTTTCGTAGTCTATCAGTTTGGCAAGAAAACTCTTTTGGTCGTTGTTCAGTTTTATTTCTTTACCCGTCGGGTCTTTGGCAATAACCTCATCAAAATTCTTACGGCTCTGCCAAAACTCATAGTTTGCCGCGTCCCAACTTTTCGGGTTCTTTAAATACTTTCTGTATTCTTTAATAGTATTGGCAATAAAATTAAAAACCACATTGGTATCGTTATCAAAGTTACCCTTTCTCGCGTCGGTAAAAAGTTCATTAAGGGCCTTATCAATACGCGCTCTCATTTGTGTTTGATAAGTTTCGTTCACACGGCTAATAATACCCGTCGCAATTTCGGTTATGTTTCCCGTTCCTAACTTGGAATAATTCTTAACTAAATCTTCCAAAATAGCAGAACGGGTTTCCAACGGTACTTTCATAGCAACCAAGGATTTGGAAACCGCCTTAATCATTTTTGCCGTATTGTTTGGGTCAGTAACATCATAGGTTTTTGTTACCGCATTGGTAAGTTCGGCAATGATTTTCCCTTCGCTAACAATAGGCGGTTCAAGGTTATTCAACTGTAAGAACGCACTCGTTTGATAGTATTTAGAAAAGAACCTGTTTGCAATATCACGCAGGCGGGCAACTGCTTCGCGGTTAAAGGCTTTTATTTCGTCAATTTTGCCACTAGCCGCGTTTTCTTTTGCTTTCCTAGCCAATGTATCTAAACCACCTAAATCTTCGCCTATAAGGTTAAATGCACCCTGTAACTGCAAAATGAAATCGGCTACTTGATTTGTGATTTTCCGTTCATTTGCTAACTCTGCTTTTTCATACTCCACAACTTTTTCAGCAGACATCTTTGCTTTTTCAGTTTCGGTTTTCGCTTTCTTTTCCAAAGCCGTTACAGCCTTGCTCAAAGAATTGATACTCTTGTTAAGCGTCCGCAAGTTTTCAGGGGAAACTACCGCAAGCCCCGCTTGCGTTATCTTTCTCATAGCCGCCGCAAGGTTGGCAATCTCTACACGAGTGCCACCTAAAATGTGCATATAGGCCGCCTTATAGTTTTCAAATCTTTCCTTTTGCGCCTTAATCTGTTCCGCGTTAGTGCTCTCTACACTATCCGCGTTCGCTTCCAAAAATGCTACAAACCCTTCCACCGTAGGATATAACTTTTCGTTCCGTTCAAACTTAAAACCTTTTTCTTCTAACAAGGCTAATTTTTCCACAGCAGTTAAGTTATTATAATTGGGAGTGCGGTCAATAAATTCACGCAAGGTTACCGCATTAAAAGCAGGAATATAACCTTGCCCAAATTTAATAAGTTGCGCTAACATCTTAATCTGTTCAATGGTGGCCTTACCACCTTTCTTTAATGTGTCCGCCGCAGTTTTTAAGTTTTCCACTCTCTCTTTCGTAAGTTCCCAAGCGGGGGTCTTTGCCATATCTTTCGCAAAGATTTTGCTATACGCCACTTGCAAACTTTCGGTAGTCTTGTTTCCTTTTTGCGCCGCTTTGTAGATAGTGTTTACCAGTCTCTTCGCACCGTTTACCGCACCAGTCAAGTTAGCAGGTACGCCCTTTTGCGCTAACACAGTAGCCGATAAGGTCTTGGCGAACTTTTCCTGTTGCTCGGTGCTAAACATACCGTTGGCGTCTGGCTCCCCGATAACATCAATAATACCGCTAATCGTCGGGTTTACCATACCACGCACACGCGCTTTCTGTAATACCTTTGATACGGAGTTAAGATACTGGTGTGCCGCTTCGTGCAAAATCGTTTCCGCACTAGCGCCCTTTACCAAGTAAATCATTTTAGACGAAATGTCTTTCGGCGTGGCACCTTGCACCTGCCCGTCTTGCACATCGTGTAAATAGGTATCGCTAGAAGAAATGTCTTGGCTATTATCCGTTACTTCCACTTCTACATTTTCCGCTTTTACCCCTAACAGGTCCGCTTCAATTTGTTGTTTCTGTGTAAGCAGTTGCGCCGTAATCTCGTTCGTCTCTTGGTTTTCAGGGTGTAACTTGTTAAGTTTCTGTAAATAGATATGGTCCATTTCTTGGGCTTCCTGTTCGGTAAGGCCGCCTTTCAAAATGGTATCAATTTCACTTAACTCATTTAACTTGTCTTTTCCCGCTACTTGGTTTTGGGCATACTCTTTGTACTCTTTCATAACCTCTTGCCCTTTTTCCGCAAGGGCAGGGGCTAATTGGTCCGCAAAGTTCTTCGCTTCTTCCTTGGTAGCCTTATGCTCAATAGCAAAATTCTGTAAACTCTTGTGCAAACCACGATAGGAAAAAGCCGCACCAGTACCACCAAACAGGCCGCCACTCAAAGCACCGATAAAACCGCTATACATATAACTGCCCATTTCGTTGGAAAAGCCTTTCCACTCTTCCCCTTTACCAAGCACACGCGGCAAATTGGCCTGTAATACATCTTGCAAAGTTTCCGTCGTAAATTCTTCCGCCCCTGCCCCCAATATCACGCGGCCTAAATAAGACTTAAAACTGGTGCTAACATTGTCCTGTCTAACCCAACTAATGACTTCGTTCAATAAACGGTTGTTAAACGCCAAGCGTTTCGCAGGAGTGCGAAACATACCCATAATAGAAACACCACCCAAAGCGTCTAACGAACCTATCGCCGCACCTGTTACCGCGCCAGTAGATAACGCCCCTTGTAAGGTATTTCCGTTCTGCAATTCGCTATCTACCACATCACTCATAATAGAAGTGGAAGATAAGGCCGCCATTGTCGCACCTGCTAAAATCGGGTTCTTGGTTAAGGCTAAAACACCGCCCGCTGCTACCATTGTAGGAGCCGCCGCAAAGACATCAAAGACAACTCCGTCTTTGTTACCCTTGGCATACCAAGCGTCTTTCATACGCTTTTCCGTATTCTTGTTAATAGCGTCCACTAACGCTTTTGCTTCTTCCGTTTCAAAAGTAGCGCGTTGGCTCGCTTCGTCTAAATCTGCATAAAACTGTTTGTCCAAATCGGCGCGTTGTGTGTCGTAATCCTCTTGCGAAATAAGCCCCTCTTGCAAACGGCCGTCCAATTCGCCATACAGGAAATCGTATTTCTTGGAACGGAAAATATCACGCATACCGTCTTTAAAAGTGTTGCTACCTACTTCCCATAACTTGTAACCGCCAGTTACTAATTGGTCCGTACCAAACGCCGCACCACGGAACGGAGCCGTCCATACACTACCTTCCTCTTTCGGCTTTTCCCAACGACCATAAGAATAAGAAAACTCGTCTCTAAATTGCGGCTCTTTATAGCCGTACTTTTCCTGTCTTTCCGCCGCAGAGGGCATAACAGATAAGGCCGACAATTCCTCATCGTTAGAATTAATTTTTACGCCGCTCGTTTCAATTACCATACCAATACGCCCCCTTGGCCACCTGCCGTAATGTCTTTTCTGTCAGCCGAATTTGCTTGTGCCGTGCTTGGCTTTTTCAAAAAGTTTTCTCTAAACACTTTGTAAACACTTTCGTCCGTCGGTAAAGTTGTCATAGCAATAGCATTGCCTATCGCACTCATTGGGATTTTGCTAGTATCTGCAAACAATTCTTTCGGGTCATAATGCTCCCACAGATACTGCACAAACCGCCGCATTTGGATATCGCTATCGCCAGTAGAGTCGTCTTTGATAGCCTTGTAATACGGCTTTAAGAAATTATACATATTTTGTTCCCATTGTTCAGTACCTTTAAACTTTTTGTCTAACCCGTTTACATAGATACCAAGCAAGGTTTCCTGCTGTGCGTTCACTTTCTTTCTTGTTTCCGCAGAGTTATTAATGATACTTGCCATTTGGATATTATTCTTTTGTGCCAAGTTCTGCTTGTACGCATTTACCACATCACTAGGGTTTTTGTCGCCGTATTTAAATTTACCAAGAGTAGTTAAATCCGCGTGTTTCTTTCCACCGTCATAAGCCGTTAATTCATTATAACCGATATCAAATTTTTCGCGGTTATCCCAAAACTGGTCAACCGTTTCTTGGTCCGCATTTCTTACCGTGGTATCGGCCCACCGCGCAAACTCTTCTAATTCCAAATTGGAAATACCGTCCAAACCAGATACTCCCAAATTTTTAAACATAGCACCAAAAATAGTTTTAGCGTCTTTGTTAGACTCCACACTATCTTTGTACGCGTTCAAGGCAATGTTGCGCCCCTGCTCTTCCCCGCTCTTATAGTACGCTAACCAAACCTCTTTTAACAGTTTTACATTGCTATCCGCCTGCGTGTTTCTACGTCTGTTCGCAATGTCTTCCGCTTGGATAGCATACCGCAAGCGATCATCACTCGTTAGAATAGGAGCATAGTTCTTATCTTCACGCAAGGCTTTTGCCGTCTTTTCAGGGTGCAAATCCATATCTTGTGTTACCAACGCACGCGTAAAGTTCAGGTTCCACTCCTGTTGTTCTTTTTGTTTTTCCGCTTCACTAATCGTACCGTTGGCAACATAACGGCCCAGCATATCTTCCCACTCTTTTACATACTGTTCTCTTTCTTCGGGGGTACCCGCCGTAAAGGCTAACTCGTTATACTGTCTGCCTGCGTCGTTCAACGTTTGTTTGTTCAAAGCAATTTGCAACTGTGCACTTGCCAGAGAGCCGCTATATTCCGCGGTGGCAATTTTTTCCCCACCCTCTCTGCTATACCAACCATTGTACAAATCAGTACCCAAAGAGTTTACACCGTTCTCATCAATATCTTTCTTATAGTTAGCAAACAAATCGTTAATCTGTTCCTGCGTGGTCGCCAAAGACAATTCTTTTTCGTATTGCTTCGTGCGTTGCGTGGCGTATAAGTTAAACCTATCTAATTGCCCTTGCGTAGCGTTCATAGATAACTTAAACTGTAAATCGCTAATATCCTGTAAAGACTTGGAAAGTCCTTTCATTGTCTTAATATAAGAACTTCCCAAACCTTCCATTGTCGGTTCGGGCACTCTGCCTGCACTCGTTTGCGGTGCATTTAACGATACTTGGTCCTGTCTTTGCGGTATTTTCATTTCTTACGACCTCTCAAACCAAACTCATAAAAATTGGGAACGGCATTTGCTTTTCCACTAGCATACAAATAAGAATAACCCGTCCCGTTCAAACCGTCATATTGATAGCCTAAATTCTTATCTACATTTTGTGCGTTAAACAAACCAGCAGAATAAGCATTTGTTTTCGGCGTTTCGTATTCCGTTCTCAAATCTTGGTACTTCTGCCACTTGTCCGCTACCGAAGTAGCCGCAGAAAGAACCCCCTGAAAGCCTTCCGCAATAGAAGCACTAGCCTGTTGTCTTGCTTCCGCATAGGCCGCTTGCCCTTTGTATTGCAAGCCGATATTCTCTATCGCAGTTGCACGGCGTTGCTCAAAAGCAGAGTTCTGCAAATTCGCCTGTATCGTGGAAACATCTCTACCCACAGATACCCCAGTAGATTTTAGCAACGCTTGCCCAGTTCCACTTGCCGTACTCATACCACTAGCCGCCATCGCCGCTAATTGCGAACCAATTACCTGTCGGCCTTGCCGTTTGATATCCCCAATAGCGTCAGCCGCCTGCCGCGTTTGATACCCAATGTTCCGTTCCGTAGCAATAGTGTTAAGCCGCGCTTGCGCTTCCGCCGCTCTCTGTTGCATACGACCGTACCGCTTGGCCGTAGAAGCCCCTAAAAAGCCCGTAGCAAGGCTTGCAACTCCACTTGCTATACCACTAGCCAAACTCCAATTAAAACCGCTCTTGGCCTCTTGTAGCACTTCCGCATTAGTTTTCTTTACCATTTTCACTTTCCTTCAAAGCAATAAATTCTAAACTCAACATCATTAATAAAGACAGGCTCGCCCCACTCTCTAAATCCACACCATAAATTAAGTTGCTTCGCTTGCTCATACCTGTTATCCGTTATTAACCACAATATACCATATTTATCAAAAAAACGATACACTTCTTTTCTCGTCGTTTTCATAAACGATAGTTTATGCTTCTCTACCAATCGCGTCGTCAATAACCACGGTACAAACAACTTACCATTTTGCATTAGTCCATATAATGCAATAGGGTTATCTTCGTCGTCCACATACGCATAACTTTCCAAACTCTGCTCTTTGCTTATCCGTATGTGGTCCCGTAACCGCTTTGTCGGACTTACCGCTATGCACTCCGCTATGTCGCCTTCCCGTGCGTTGCGCTCAAAATACAAGTAGTCTAATTCCTTTATCTCTCGCGTTCTCATCTCTCATACTCCAATTCGGGGATAACCGATACAATAGTTATCGGCAACGGCTCGTCTTGTCTTATCTTTACTGTCGTCGGCTCGTCGTGCGAAGAGGGCAATATCTCACGATAGAAACCGTTTCGCAAGGATATATCCGTATCGTCATTAGAAGTCTTGCGCTCTAACATATTTACTTCTCTGTGCCCGTTTACACTAATCTTGGAACCACGGGAGTTATAGTACCGCACGGAAACCGCTACTACCCGTTTCTTTCTATTGAGGTTGCTACCGTCGCCGTTGTTCACATCAAAGGTTAGCGTTTCAAACACACTCTCGTACGGCAAACCTACCGTTACTACACTCGCCGCATTGGGCAAAGTTATCTGTCCATTGGCTACTACCAAGTCCTTTACCACATACCCGTCGGCTAACGCTACTACCATTTCGCCGTTAAGATATTCCAAACCCGTTATAACTTTCGCAGGGTCCCCACGATAAGTGCGACCACAGTCCACAAAGAAACGCTCTTTCGGGTCCGCTACGGGTAAACGCGTCGGCATTTTCTCTACAAATGTGCCGTTCTTTCTCTGTACCGCAAGATACAACTCTTGGTTCGTTCCGTTAGACAATACCCCAATAGAAATAACTTTGCCGCCAAAGTCCATTGGCGTCCACGCTATAACCTGCTGTTGCCGTAAATAGGTACACGCAAGCACACTCCCGTCCTCTTGCAATACCCAAATAATAGAATACGGCTCTTGCTGATATGCTAACTCTTTTATCTGTTTGTTTTCAAACAAATGGTTCGCCAAGATAGTAATGTCCTGCCCAGCATAACCGTCCGTTTCAAAGTTGTACGCATAGTCGCTAATAGCCTGTTTCATTGGGTGTACATAGATAATGTTATCCCGTACAATCACAGGCTTTACATTAGCGCCACCAGTAGAACCTTGTTTCAAAAAGGTTGCGCTGTTCGGTGTAAAGGTATCATTGTTATGAATAAAGTTACCGCTATCGGTAAACACGACTAACTTATTTCCCGCAATAGCGGAATTGATTTTGTTAATCTTTTTGTCTTTGATAATAACACTAATCGCGTCATCATCTGTTACATCGGTAGATACCCCAAAGTTATTATAATCACTAATCTTCGTAGCGTCTAAATGGTTATTGGTAAACCACTCTATACGGTCTTGGTACAACTCTACATCCGTGGGATATACTTGCGGTTTCCAATATCCGATAAAAGAGTCAAAGTACGAAGGTTGCGTTTGTACCGTTTTCGCATTGTTTATAGTTAATGTTCCTATGACACAACCATAAACATAAGACTCGTTATTATTTTCTTCAATTCTTATTGCTTCAACAGATACAGTAGAAAAGTTTATACTTCGCCATTGCTCCCCATAAAAAACATCTTCATCAATAAAATGACCTTTAAATACCCATTGTTTGTTTACTAAAATACTTAAACTAATTTTTGCTACCGAACCTCTGCCCGAGCCTGGAACGCCCCCAGGATAGAAAAAAATATTGACCCCGCTCATAACCACAGGAGTTTTGAAGTAAATATCCACAACGGAGTTTCCGTCGGTAGCCGTCATATAGGTAGCGTTATTACCGTCTAACATCTTCCACGCATTAGCAATATCACTTGCGTTTCCTGTGATACTAATATCTGCACTAGAAGTATTGCTCGTTAATACAGGCAAGGTATAAGGAACCAATGACCCAGAATTGGAAATGAAATCAATTACATCAACAGAAACATCTATCGTTTCCGCTTTTAACGAATAATCACTAACCTTTTCCACCGCACGCAAGTTTAAATTGTACGCCGTCGCGTCTGTTCTAAATGAAAAGTTTAACCCAGTTGCCGAATAGGTACCCAACTCGTCAAAGTTTAACCGCACAAAAGAAGGATTCCCCTCAAACGAACCTGCAAAATCATAGTTGTTACTATCGTTATAAGACGAAAATTCTTCCCGCGTTTGCCAAGTTTCCCCATCTTCGCTATATTCCAAAACGAAACGACCACTCCAAGTTCCGCTAGTCTTTAATGTATAACTACCAACTACAAAAAATTTGTGTGTCTTAAATTCTGCCGCAACTTCCGTACTCGTTACACGACCACCAAAGTTTTGCGAACTTACCATTACTTCTACTTTAAACAGGTTCCCTACGTCTTCCGTCGTTACCTTTCGGCCTACAAAGTTTAACAGCACATAGACAAGATGGTCCTCTGTCTTTTTGTTTAAATATACCTTTTCTTCTTTCGTTACATCATACGGCCCGTTCTTAAAATCGTAATCCTTTATTTCCCAGTTGGTATGACCGTACCGAGTTAGCGTTTGCGGTTTCCCACCCCAAGCCAAATACATCACATCACCAGACTGACAGAACCGTATGTTTTCCAAATCCGCCGTAGAAAACGGCGACGTAGTTTCATACGGCGTGCCGTCGGTATTTACCACCAAACCATTTGTAGTATGGAAACGACAGTATTTGTTTCCACACTCTATCATATAGGTTTCTGTATTGGAAAACTCAAAAGGAATAAGGCGTACCACCGCGTCTTTCGCTTGCGCTAACATCAACGTCCCCGCACGGTTGCTCATACCACCCTGTGCGTGCACAAACATATTCTTACCACTCTTAACAGACGATACAAACTTTTGGTAATCTACTCTGTCATAAAGCAACGGGGATATTTCCCCGTTGTTAAAACTTGGTTGTAATTGGTGCAATACCGCCATTTATTCCCTCGCTGTTAAATAAGGATTGTCAAACACCGCCGTTTCTAACCGCTCTACCTTGTTCGTGTATCTCGCATTGTCTAACGCGTACTGATAAGTCTGTACTGCCATTTGATACAACTGTGTAGAGCCCGTTAAAGACATCGCCATTTTCGCCGCTAACGCCGCTGAAAACGCTTCCACAAATTGGCTATCATACAAGGAAGTTTCCTCTATGTCCCTCGTGTACTCACACATCGCGTCTTCCACTTGCGACCGTATCACTTCCTCTTTCTTTACATTATCATATTCTAAACGGAAATGTCCCGCTTTTTCCATTTGCCCTTCGTTGTAAATCTTTGCAATAAACAAACTGTTCGCAGGTTTGCTATACACAAACTCCATTACGCCCTTGTTCGTTTCCTGTCTAATTAACGACAGTTTCGCTGTTGCTTTCGCAAATGACCAATCGTGCGCCCGCAATAACTGTTGCCGCACGATATCATAATACTGACTACAAAGTCTTGCCCGTTGGTTTTCCTCTGTCAAAGAAGACATATCCACTTGCCCTAAAATTGCTAACGCCATATTACATATATCTAATTTGCTTTTGTTCATATCTTATCCTCTTTGATAGAGGGGCGGCTTTTTACACCGCCCCTTTTCTTATTCCTTATTCTACGTCAATCGGAGGCATTGGCGTAAGGAACGCTTTTACACTACCAGCGGTCGGGGCAGTACCCGTTACCGTGTAGTTCAAACGAATATAGCGTTTGCAACCCAACGGCAAGCGCATTTTCACTACATTGGCGTCAGCCACAAGGTCAGCCAAGGCTACCGTTACAGCCGCCAATTCTTTCTTGGAACCAAACGCCGCGTCGTCATCGGTTTCAATACCAATAGCCAACGAGGTCAGTTTGTCAAACGCTTGCTTCACATCTACGACCAACCACAGGGCCGCAAAGGCGTCGCCAGCCGCCAACTGGTCCACTTTGTTCGTGGAAGCCGCAGTAGCGGTAATTTTCTGTCCGTCAGAGAATACAAGAGTGTTATCCATTAACATAGTCTTTCTTGCTCCTTATTAGTTCACTTTGGCTTCCGTGTTGCCGATAAATTCGCAAACGTGCACGGGGTAGCCGTTATAGGTCAGCACCAACGGCTGTCCAGGTTTTTCAGGCGTATAGTACACATTACCTTTTTTGTTCAAAGCCTGTTGCAATTTGAAGCGGACTTTCTTGTTCATATACAAGACAGCCTTGCCGCCGCCGTCAATGTTCACGCGGTTGCAAAGTTCGTCCAACGCTTTGAGCAAATCTTCACCAGTAGTGGCGTCAGCAATGTTGCAAACACGACCCGCATAGCGCCAGTCAGCAACGCACAAACCAGCCTGCCATTGGAAATGGTCGTGGTAAGCAGGGAACGAACCGCCCTTGCCGTCTTCCACAGAAACGCATTTGTTACCAGCAGAATAGTCAATGTGTTCAATACCAGCCTTGGAGCCTTTCGGATAAAACATAAATACCTTATCGCTATCCCAAGTGATAAAGTAAATAGAGGACATAGCGTTAGCCGCAGTTCCACCAGCAGACACTACGTTGCGAGAAGAGTCTTCGGAGTCAAAAGTACCCACTTTGTTATAGCGGGAAGCCAAACCCGTAAAGGATTCTTCTTCTTTCTTTTGCGAACCTTCAATAAGGGTTTTACCCATATCGTAGGCCATACCAGTCATAATAGACTTGGCTTGCCCCATACGCACTTGCGCAACTTTGCCGCCTTTTTCAGCAACCAGTTTATCTACAATGCTATCAGCAGCCAACGTACCAAAGGACTCCGTAACCTGTTTCAAACCGTCTTTAACAGGCTGTACGCCTTTGTACGCTCTGCGCCACGTCCCGTGCGGAATAGCCGTACGGATAGCGGTCAAATGACCAGCGTCAGAGTTAGACTCAATTACCAACGCGTCCTCAATCATCGGGTTCGCTTTGGATAATACTTCGGCAACGGCAAGTTCTTCGCCGTCGGGGCCAAACTGTTTGGCGTGGTCTAACAAGGTATATACTTCATTACCCACAATTTCCATAAGTTTTTACTCCTTTTAATTGTTTCCGTATAGGATTTCTTGTACCGTTTTGCTACTCTTTACACCATTGCTGGTAGCGGGAACGGTTTTGTCCGTAGCAATTTTACTGCCAATGTTGCGAAATACACGCACCACCGCAGGGTGATTTTCCAAGCCCGTATCTTTCATAAGTTTTACAAACTCCTCGTCGCCGAATTGTTTGTAGGCCTGTACCGCTTCGCCAAGTTTCTGCTCGGCGTTTTCGCCAAGTTCTTTCAGCGTGTCGGCTTTCCAGCCCTCTTGCATTTTACGAAAGGCTTCCTCGCTTGCTTTGATACCAGCGGCGTCAAAGTCCACAAGTTTCTGGGCTTGCTCTTGCGTCAATTTAAATTCCTTCGCTAACGAAATAAACGATTTCATTTTTCCTTCGTCTAATTTCATACCCTCGGGCAATTTAAATTGGGCATCGTCCTTCACTACTTCGGGCGTGCTGGGCTTTTGTTCCACATCACTCCCTTCATCAGGGTTCTTGTTAGACCCCTCTAAATCTTTCGTCTTAACAGGTTCGGTAGTCTGCGTAGGTTCCGTAGCGGCCTGCGTAGGTTCAGCAGGCGTCGGCTCTACCGCATTAGTCTGTTGCGGTTGCGCCGTCGGTTCCGTTGTTGCCACCGTGTTGTTCTCTTCTGCCATATTATTCTTCCTCCGATTGTTCTTTTTCCAAAGACTTTATCATACTGTTCCACTCGTTCTGCATTTGCCAGTAAACGGCCTTATCTGCCTCATTAACGAGCGTTTTTACTACTTCCGCTACCATAGCCCTGCCACAGTTATAAGCCGTGTCCTGCGGCCGTTCGCTACGATATATGCCGTCCACAGGCACTCCGCATTGGATAATGTGATACAGCACAGCACGACCCGCCGAAGTCTTTACCAGACTACGGTAGTCGTTCACTATCTTCTTGTGTAACTTATCTTCCATTATTCCAAACCTTGCGCTTGTATCGCTTTGTCTAGGGCACTATTCTTGTTTAGTTCAATGTCGCTTGCCTCTTTCGCCATTTGCAACTCATTCACGGCCTGTTGTTGCTGGGCGAGTGCGGCCTGTTGTTGTGCCCTCTGCTCTCTTATCGCAGATACAACCTTTTCGTCGTTTAGCATATCAGGCTCTACGCCTATCATTTTTGCCGTCTTACGCGCCACGACATCAAAATTAATGTTGTCCAATACACTCTGGTCCGCTTGCGCCAAGTTAAACAATACACCGAGATATTGGTTCGTCGCACTTACACCACTCATCTTTTGCGCTTGCGCTACCATAGACACATATTCTACACTCAATTCCTGCCCTTGTATGTCAGCAGGTGCTTCGGGTACAATTCCAGCGTCCAACGCATATTGGAAAATAATGTTAATCAGGTTGTCCAATACTTCCATTTTAAACATTTCAAATATCGGACCTAACATCATTAACTTTTCACTATGCAATTCTTCCACCTCACGCGCCGTCTTTTCTTGCGTGATTGTCTGTAACATAGAGAAAATATCTACATAAAACGATTTGTTAATTCTTTGTTCGCATTGGGCAATAGCATATTCCAACGACTGCATATCCATTTGCACTTTGTACACAGGCATTATGCTTTGGTCAGTAGAGCCGTTAAAACGCGTTATCCCGTCTGGGTTAAGGTTCACTACACCAGGCACATTGGAAGATACTTGCAACGGCGGGCGCGTGATTTTCGCCAAACCAATTAACTTCTCTTGGTTCATCTTCTGTAACATCTTTACATCGCCCAATACCTCTTGCCCAATTCCCATACCGTAAATATCACTAGACGACTTAACACGCCACCGCGGACAAATTACAGGGAAAAATTTGTAACCACCTACACGCAACGGCTTATCCCCGCTCTCTTCCCAATAAACGGAAATGAAAGGCATATTTTGGTTATCTACCTTTTCGGGGTTTCTGCCTGTGTTCGGCATAATCATATGATAAACATTAACCTCTACATCAAGTTTATCGTTTTCATACATCTGCCGCGTATTTCTGCTTACATTTTCTAACCCAAATTCCCCTACTAACTCCCCTACCGTCTTTACAAATTGTCTGCCAAAGGTATCTATGTTAGCACTTGCCGTCTTGCCTAACACATATTCCCCCGCAGTAAAGGTCGTAGCGTGAACCACATTATCCCAATCACGGTCAATAATCATACAGCCTGTACCATAGGTGGCTGTCTCTTCGTATATTTGGTGCAAACATTGGTAAATGTTGGAAGATGACATAATATCTTCCAACAAATGCTTAATGCTAGATAACCATACATCTACCGAATTGGGAAGGTTACGAAGCCCCAAAGATAAGCCTAGGGTAAACCAAGAGCGGGACGGGGAAGTTATCCCGCTCTGCATACCAGACGATAATATGGAAATCGCCTGTCGGGGAGTGCTGTCTAAAAACTTCTTGTAGTCAATGGTCCGTTTCTTTTTACCTTTGTCTTTGTCAAAAAAACCAGAGGTAGGATTTAAGTTTTCACTTATATCCTGCCACAAGGGAATATATAAATCCCTGTATGCCTTTAACGAACCATATCTGTTTTTTAATTTGTTAAAATCCATAGTTACCCAAGTGAACTTTTCAACCCAGTACCCGCCGTGGGGGCAGGAGTGCCAAGACCAGTTTCGCTAGTCTTTAACGAACTTAAAAAGCCTTTACGCAATAAACGCTTACGGGCTTCTTCCATATCACTATCTTCCGCATTTACCGCCGTGGCTTCACTCCCTTTCTTTAATGCTTCTTCTTCCTGCTTACGCAACGCTTCTTTTTGCGCCCGTTCCTGTCTTTTCGCTTGCTGACTTTGGTCAACAGCAGAATAAGTAGCCGCCCCAGCGGCAATAATACTTGCAATAGCCAAACCCGTCGCCATAATCACTCCTTAAAGTTCAAACTCAAATTTAGCAAACTCTTGCACTCCGCTGTTTGCCCCCGCCGCATTGGGCGTTATTACCCCTAACTCGGGGTCCTTTATACGAGATATCGCGTCTATACAATCGTCGTGCCCTTTCGGAAAGTTTATCATCTCGTATTTCAATTCTTGTATTAAGTCGTGGCTCTTCCCCTCAAAGTCCCTGTACTCCAAACTCTCGGGTATGTAAAACTTGCGGTTGCTAAATGTCGGTACAAATCTGTCCACACGCTCTATCTTACTTAACTTGCCACCTAGTTCTACAATGGGAAACCGTATGTTTTCCGTTTCTTGGCATTTGCGGATATAGTCCGTATCTGCCATTAACGCATACCGTTCATACCCTACCACCAACGGCTTATACTTCAATACCAACTCAAATAACTTTTTCTTGCGTTCGTCTAAATTTAGTTTGTCTTTTACCAAATCTACTAAATAGACATTATCTAACGCATCTACTGCCATTACCGCTAACGCGGAATAGTCGCTTCCCTTCTTCTTACTCGTTGCCGCGTCAACCGTAATATACACATTTTTAGTTAGTTTGTCAAGTGAAGCCTTATCATAATACTGAAATAACTGTGGGTTAAATCTTCTCTCGTCGTCGCTGACGGGGTTAAGCAACATTTGGCAATTTTTAGAACCAAAACCGTTTGCCAAATAGTTTCCCGTTTCTGTTTGTATTCTATACACAACTTGTTTGCCTATGTTTTCTTGCCGCATTAACTTAACTGTTTTGAAATTCTTTGTACTGAAACATTGCTTTTCAATTTGTTTTCTTTTCGCCAAAAGACCAACCTTATCCCAGTTCAAAAGTTTTATCCTCATATTTTTGCCACCTCGTAAAACAATATGGCAAGAGTCGCGGTCTTTTACTTTAAAATCTAAAAAGTCTATTTTTAAATTTTTTAAGCACTCTTTTATTCTATCGCAAATGTATTTATGTCTAACCGTTTCTTGTGATAAAGACAAAGTAAGATATTCACACGCACCTTCCCCGTCAATCATACCACACAAATACCCAAACTCCATTTTTTGTTTTTCGGTTAATTGCGGAATATTTATACTATGTGCCTGTTGCAATATCTTCTGTTGATGATATTTCAAACCCAATTCCGAATAAAGACGGCGGCCCTGTTCAGGGGCTCTGCCAGTGTACCATAAATGGTCTTTGCTATGCTGACAAATTGTCCCGTCAAACATATAACTCCTAACGCAAGGCTTTATGCCGCTACCAGTAGCCAAGACTTTCGTCTTCACAAATAGCCCTCTTTGCTCTTTCCGTCCGAGAGTAAAGCCTACAACCTCATCGCCGACCTTAACATCTTCAATGTTTTTCAAAGTCCAATCAGCCATTGTAATTTTCGTTCCCGCACAATGGCAACTAAAAATATAGGGGCTCATTTCTTTCCGCTTCTCTTCCAACTGCTCTTTCGTTATGATTTCGCAAGGATCCCCGTCGGGCGTGCCGTCTATCGTCGCAGGGTAGATACGCGGTATCACAATTTTGTTCTTAATCAAATAATCGTAGGTATCTACGGTATGATAGCGCGTACCAATAAACCGCTTCTTCCCGTTTCGGCTTACCAAGTTAAATGAAGTAAGCAACGCATTGGTTGTGTTTTGGATAACCTCGTTTGAGGTTACATTGTTCACAGACACAATATCGTCATAGACCAAAATATCAAAGTGTCTTCCAGTTAACTGGGTGTCCAAGCCTGTACCTTCAATAGTCGCTTCACGTTTATTGCTAGTTCTTTTAACAATTAAACCACGTTCATCAGACCATCTAAGAGATTGAACGTCGGGATTATCATACAGGACATCGGGGTATAATTCTTTTAGCAACTCGTTGCTTTCCAACTCTGTTTTAATAGCCTTAACAATGTCAATAGCCGCACGCCTAGACCACGATACAATACCTATTGTGGTTTCAGGGTTCTGCATAATGTTCCAAATTGTTTGCGAGTGTGTGATAAGCGAAGTCTTCCCTGAACCGCGAAACCAAAGATTAAGCACTCCGTCGGGCTCCCTTTGTATTTCTCTTGCGCGTGCCATATGCCAATCAGTAAAAAGGTCTTTACGATTTAATATATATATTGTGAAGAAAAACAAATCTTTGCGACCCAATTCCGCCATAATGACACGCTGTTCTTCTTGCGAATAATTGCTTAACGCACTAATAAGAGCGGGGTATTCTTCTTTTGAACTTGGCAATCTAAAATCCATCATCGCCCTCCCCTCTCTTTCTTCTCAAAAGTGTAAGGAAGCGTTTCGTTTCTTCTTCGCTACATTTAGAGTCTGAAAAAAACCACAAGTAAACAATTACGAAATAATAATAGGAAAAAAAGGCTATTAACCCAATAAAAAAAACTTTAAAAATCAAATCAATCATATTAAGGCTCCCGTATAAAATCGCAAAGCACGGCGGCACCGATGATCAAAGGGAAAACAATCAAAATGCAATTTGCCACCGAAAAAAGAAAAGCCACCAATGTACTAATCATCGTTCACCACCTCGGCTTCCTCTACCGCATTGGGGAGGATAGAGTGCCCCTCTACTGGTTTATCTTTTTTCGTCAGCCCATTGTTTTGAATAAACACTTGGAATATATTCTTTGCTACCTGTTCCCCTTGGGCCTGTGCGGCTTCTTTCATAACCTGTTTGGTAAAGAATTTCGTTTCCACTTGGCTACGGAAGTCATTTTCGTGGTTACGCCAATAGAGTACAGAGCCCTGGACGCCGCCCAGCGCCGCATAGACTTGGCCTAGGATATCGTCAGTATCTTTGGATAGTGATAACGGCGCGGCTAGTTTTTTAGCAGGCGGTGCTTTTCTTTTTCTACCCGCAAGGGCTTTTGATTTTTCGTTAAGTTTCATACCTACTCCGTAAATAATTATAGAACGAAAAGGGATAAAAGTCAAACTGGGAAAAAATTTTTTGGGAAAAAATTTTCAGACTTTGGTTAATCCGTTGTGTGTTTGTTCTTATCCCTTGCGTAAATGGGTCTAAAACGGCCTATAACGCGTTTTTCTGTTCTTTTGGCATAACCATAGCCAGTTGTTGTTCTAACTCTTTAATACGGGCTTTTAGGCTTTCCTTTGTTTCCGCATTAGCAAGGCGTTCTGCTTTCTTCTTTGCCCGATACTCTTTGAGGTAAGCGAGCCTGTGCTGTTTATTCTTTTCGTAATAAGCCTTGCGGTAAACCGACATCTGGTCCTTATGTTCTTGTCTATACTTTTTCCAATACGCATTAATCTTATCCGCATTAGTTTTAAGGTAATTGCGTTGGTATTCTGCCAATTTTTCCTTATTCTTTTCGTAATACCGTTTTTGGTATTGGGCGACTTTATCCTTATGGTTTGCCTGATAGCGTTTTTGGGCTTCTCTGTTTTTATCCTTGTTTTTCTCGTAATACTTCTTACGGTATGCTCTTACTTTCTCTACGTTATTCTTACGCCACTCTTTTGCTTTTTCTTTCATATGCTCTTTATTTCTGTGATAATAGTCTTTGTTATAAGCGAGGACTGCTTCTTTATTATTCTGTTGCCAACCATTTCTATACTCTTTTCTTTCCTCTCTATGGGTAAGGTTATAAATTCTGCTTTTCGTGTTATTATCCCCCCATTGGGACAATCTGACCAAGCAGGTATGGCAAAAGGGAAGGGAGTTATCTGTTAAATCCTTTCCGCAATTTTCGCACCGTAAAAACTTCTTTGTGTTTCTCATACACCCTCCGAGTGTTATCTAAATATAGATATAGTATAACAAAAAAACAAGAAAAAGTCAAGTAATAAGAAATTGTGAAGAGCAGGTGCGTACCGCAGAGTTAGGGCCACTACTATCACGCTAGGCGGGTCGTGCAGAGGTATCGTACCGTACGGGTTGATGTTGGCGTTGTGTGTGGTTGTACGGTGTGGGCGGTAGGTGCGTACCGCATAAGCCGTGTTACTACCACGCTTGGCGGCCTAGCCCTGGTTGTTGCCGTTGCCGTGCCGTGCCGTGCCGTGCCTTTCGGCAATTCTTTATTCTTTCTCTTTTATTATATTGTGTCTTATTGTTGCGAATAATAACCGTTTTTTGCGTTTTATATATCGCTTTTGAGTATAATTATAGTGGTGGAATAATAACAAAATACCCCTCTTTTTACCCAAAATTTACTAACTTTGCTAACTTGTTACACCTTTGTTACACCCCATTGTAACACTTTTTTCTCGTCGTAGAAATCGTTTTGTTTACAATGTTACGCTGTTTTTCTATTAATTATATAAATATAAAATTCTTACTATACTACTATTATTCCTATTTCTATTTGTCTATTATGTATTTTAAACTATTTATTATTATTAATTTCTTCTGTAACACTGTAACATTTTTACTACTTTACCCTAAAAAAATTTTGGAAAATTATCTGCGGACTTTATATATCCCACTCCATACTTTTTTTCCCCCTCCCCCCCCCTCTGTATAGTAGAAAATGTTAAAAAATATTTTTAGCAGGGTTACCTGTTAGATTGCTAATTATTATAAGAAAGTTAGGATAACCTAACTTGTTACGTTCAGTGTTACTTTTGTGTTACACGTATGTTAGGCTATTTTTAGCACTCTCGGGGTGAGAGTGCTAATTATTTACCTACTGGTAAGTAAAAACACAACAGACAGGGGATAGGTTTAAAGTTAGCAGTCTTTGGTAAAGTGTGCTAATTTATTTACTTACTGGTAAGTAAGTTTTAGGGAGTGCTGGCGGGGGCTTCCGCCCCCTGCGGCCCCGGAAGGGGGGTAGGGGGAAACCTACTACAAAAGGGTTATGATAAAATAACTAAAAATAACACTTGCAAAAAGCGGGTTGGTTTGCTATAATATATATATAGAAAGAGGTTATAATAAACTTTCCCCTAATACGAAAAATAAAAAAAAAGGGGTTGACAAAAGAAAAAAAGTTTGTTATAATATATATATAGAGAAAAGAAGTCGGGCGGTGCAAACCGCAAAGGCCCAAAAAATTAAATGGCACGCGATGTATTCCCGCCCCGCTTTTTTTAAAGGTTTTAAAAAGTTCTTCCATAAAGAACTTTGCAACGGCGGTTAGCCGTTCTTTGACAATTTGCAACCGAAAAGCCGCAGGCGGTAACGCCCGCAATGCGGCAGTTTTCCCAAACGCTTTAAAATTTTTAGAGCGTTTAGAAAAATTTACAAGGTAAGCCCGCTTTGCGCGGGCTGGGAGGAAAAAATGAAAAAATTAAAACTGCCGGGAATCCCGGCGCTA